CCCACCAGATAAGTATATAGAAGTATCGACGCGTTAAGCATCGGAAAAGCTTCCCGGAGTGTTTCATAAAGTCCGTAAATCCTTGTATTTCTTTGATATTGGAACTCTCCGAAAATATTAACGTCGGATCTTACCGATTGTCTCGGATTATCATTTCCTTTGTATATATACGTCTCGTTTGATACGCTTCTGCCTCGAAGCGCATTAATGCTATTTGAAATTCTTTGTCTTAGATTCATGCCCGGTTCCGTATTAGTACCCGTATTATCCTCTTTTTGAGGCTATCGCTCCCACTCCTGACCAGTCTTGAATATTATTAATTGTTTCTGCAATGCCGGTTATCGTATCCGGGCCATCGTCATATTTATTCTTGCCCTCTTTTTGATACGATGAAAGGTCCCGGTAAAACTCCGGCCATTTATCCGCCCAATTCGACGGGAAATATATATGCTCTTGTACGAAAGAACTATTTGAAAGAATTCTACTCTTTTTGTTACCTGACTGATGAAACCATTTAACATTGACACTTTTTGTATGATGTCTTTCCCATATTAACCGCTCAACGTTTCGCGCGAACCCTCGCCCTCCATTATTGCTTTCTATATGTGCCTGGTTCACTTTTCCGTTAACAAGCATATCTGCGGTTTGAGCCTCCGTGATTTCCATCCCATCTTTCGAGTAAAGTACATCTAAAACATAAGCTTCTCCACGATAAATGCCAAAATTAATCGAACATAAATAATGCGATCCTTCATCTGCCGTATCTGTGTAATTTGCAACCTGCTCAAACAAGATTTGACTTTGATTATCGCGGGGAACGTCTGTATATGTTTTAAACGATTTATAAAGCCGCCCTTTAATATCGATCGGTTCTTGATTATAATTTGCTTCTAAAATCTCCGGGACCATAACCTTTTGAAGACTGGCATATCGTTTTTTCCCAAGAAGCGAAGGACATAACATCTCGTCCTTTTCAGGATCATATGCCTTCATTATAATTTTGTACCAATCATCCGGATCTGAGTGTAATATGCGCCCGCATAAATCATTCTTTGACCATCGCGTCATGCAAATGATTTCAAGCGGTTCACCCGCCTTGGCCGCAACCCGAGATAAGAACGTCCCTGTATACCACCGATACACTTTTTCAAGATGATTCTCGTTGAATGCTTCTTCTGCCCCCTTAATCGGATCGTCGATAATGAGAATCGTTCCGCCTTTTGATGTTATCGATCCATGAATTCCGGCTCCGAGATAATTAAAATGCTGCCCTTCGAGAGCCCATTTTTTAAACGCCGCGTTCCCCTGCTTGATTTTAGTTTCTGAAAATATATCTCTGTAAACAATCTCATTTAAATTCTTTTGAGTCTCGATCCCGTCCCGAGTATATCTCGAAAAGTCTGAAGCTGTATCATCATTATAACTTCCCAAAATAATGCGCTCTTCGTTATCCCGACCGAGTACCCATTGACAAAAATGAATTAGAGTCCGAGTTTTCCCATGCTGCGGCGGCATATTAATCATGAGCTTTTTGAATGGCGTGCCGTCCGGTTTCTTCAGTTTGCCAAAGTACAAATTTTCTAAAGTATCACATAAATATATTAAATGATGATTTCCTCTTGTATAGAATCGAGGAGACAGAGTACGGCAGAACATCCAAAAATCATTCCTACTTTGGATAATTCGCGCCTGAGCTTTAATATACTTTCGCTGTATAAGTCTAATTTCACTCTTCGTCATCCTCTAAGACTTTTCTAATTTGATCTCTATCTAAATTATTTAAATATCTTTCAATTGTTTTAAGTAGTTTACTATCTGGATCTGCTGTAATTTCAACTTTACTTTCATCATTATATCCACGTTTCTTCCCTTTAGTAGCCAAATGAAATTTAATCATCTGATCACTGCCTTCTTGTATCCGCTTCAACAACATTGATTCACTGAAATCAAGGCTCTTTTCATTTTCTTCGTCAAGCGCTTTTTTTGTACATTCCCATTTATTAACATATTTCCGTGCAGTTGCCCACGAACAATTTAAATTTTCAGCAACTTGGGAGGTAATCCCATATGAATCTTTTATAGCTTTCAATACTTGTTCTTTAGAATAATTTATTTCTTTACCACTTCTCATTTTTCTAATTCTATCTTGTTTTTTAATACCATCCCATAATTATTAATGCCTTTAGGAATTTTTATATCATCTTTAAGTATTAATTTATTATTTTTAAATGGTCTATAATTTACTTTATGATGCCAACGATTAAATTTCCATACAACTTCCGCGACATCAGGATGCTGTCGTTGTAAACTTTTAGCAAATTCTAATCTTTTATCATCTGTATTATATATCGTATCTGTATTCCCACCTTTCATAGTTAATGTAGCATGTTTTTTACATACAAATACTTGCAATAAAAAAGTACAATATCTTGCTTTTAAAATTCTTAATGATAAATCAGTATCTTCATTATATCGTCCACGCCAACGAAAATCAATGTTATTTAATAATAATATACATGAATATATCCTAGTATTTAATATAAATGGATTTATTTTAGATGATGTTGGTGTAAACATTTCATATTGTAATCCTGCCATTGCAATATTTTTATATCGATCTACAATATCTTCACATACTTTAAAACAAATACCATTATTAATCAATGTTTTTTTATTTTTATGTAATCGCGCAAACCATCTAATATTATCATCTAATATCCAATGACGATCAAAACCTTTTTTTATTGAATCTTCCCAAACCCAATTTCTAACTGGAATTGAACCTTGCCCACGTTCGCTAAAATTTTCTGGTAATTTAATAATTTTTGAATCATCTATAACAGAAGCATAATTATCATATTCGCCTGGTTCAACAACAATAGAATACGGTACATTCATTTTTTCTAATGCTTTACTTGTAAGCCGTGATTCCCATCGACCCTTAGAAATAATATATATCGGATATTTAGGATTCGTCATAATTTAAATCGTACCATTTTCCATTTAAATAATATTTATTAACTTGATTATCTTTCCAATGTTTAAAATCACATCTTGAGAAGGTGACATTACATTTAGCGCAAGCATATTTTGTTGCTGCTCTATTTTTATTTCTTAATCTGGTCCTAATGGTTTGCATCTCTTTACCAAACCAAAAATTCAAAAAACCTTCTAAACCATCATTTACGTTTCCAAATTTATCTTCTGTTATATGCATTCCATCTTGACAACATAATAAATATTTGCCTTTTGCAGATACAGTTACATATAAAAACGGTTGATTGCATCTTCTCGTTAATGGTTTTTCCAAAGGTTTCATATAAAATCTTTTCGCTTTTTCCCAATTAAGGTTTCCATACCAATTCCCTAATAATCCCGCTTTAAATCTTGATTGAGGCCAATTTTCTGGTTGATCTTGCAATACTATTATTTTTAATTCTGGACCTTTATACGTCCATGGTGACGGCGCATTTGCAGGTTTATTATAATATTGATAATAAGGATATCCTGATTCTTTCGCTAATTTTTCAAATGTTTCTTTTGGCCCGTATTGATCTGTATAAACAATATTCAAACCATTATCTAATAAATCCTTATATTTTAATTTACCATTTTTAATCATAGTACCGTTAGTTGTTAATTGTATTTGACTTAACGGTGCTATATTTCGTGCAATACTTACAAATTCTAAAATATTTGGATGTAACGATGGTTCACCGACTACTCCTGTAAGATCTATTCTACATGTTGGCGATATTTTATTTATAAGTTTCCAAGTTTTAATCCAAATATCTTTTTCCATATAGATTTTATCACCTTTGATTAATTCCGCACAACAATGTCCGCATTTTAAATTACATCCATGGACAGGTTCTAATATCCAAGCCCAAGGAGTCATATTACCCAAATATTTAATTTTCTTCATTTTTACTTTCTATTATATATATTTTATCTCTATTATTTGAATCTAAATCACGTTTTGGGAACCAAATCGCTCTTGTTTTTTCAGTTATTTTTTGATCAATTAATTTAGCAAAACGGTTTACATCTTCATCATTATCAAAATGGACTTTAATCATTCTACCAGTTATATCTTCATTTTCAAATTCTGGTAAATCTTGCCAAACTTCATTTATTATATTTTTATGATCTATATTATTTTGATTATAATTAATTAATGGAAGATTAATCTTTAATTTAGGAATATTAATTTCAAACTTTTCTGTAAATTTAAAAAGTCCTTCATTTGCAATTCGATGCCAAAATGATGAATAATATAAAACATTTTCTGCTGCTTGTTTTTTATTATCGCATTCGATAAATTCAGCACTCAATAAATCCGGTACATTATCAAGCGACAATAATACTTTTTGTAATAAATGACCATCCAGTATATATATTTTATCTTCATATTCCCATACTTTAAAACTGCGAATAATTCCTCTTTCTTTGATAATTTCTTTTAGATTATCGAAATCTTCATCTGTCACTGCTTTTAAATTATCAGGCTGAAACCATTTACATTTTCGCCAGTTTATTTTTTCGCTTTTAATGACTCGATCTTTTATTTTGTTTTCCATGTTTATTTTTCCATATTATTCAAATATAAGCTTAAAGATAATCGTCGATTTGTCTATTGGAAATTCATTTAGAAATAATCTATTCTCCGGATTTTCTACCTCGATAACATCACACGCCTCCGACAAGGATTTATATCCGATCGCTTTCGTGATTTTTACAAATGTTGTCCCCGACTGAACCGGTTGAAACCCAATTTCATAAATATTATTGTCGACTCTTTCAATAATTCCCTGTAGTGGACAGCCCAACATCATTTCGACGAAACCAACGCTATCGTTTACAGCACGATATTCAAACGGATTTGAATTATACTCCCCTAATTTTTCAGGATAAATCGTATATGATAGATATTGCAGGAACGCCGGATCATAGCTTACTTTTGTTTCAAAACCGTTGATATTATTACCTTTTACGTTCATAACGGCGACAAAAGTGCTATCAAGATTAAAATTAAATTCCGGCATTTGGGCGAATAGCTGAGGAGCCCAGCCGGTCAAAAATAAACATCCGAAAATTATGAGCAAAATATAAATCGTCTTTTTCATGAGAGCCAATCCTTTTTGTGTTTTCCAATAATTGTAGATATTCGTTTTCGTTGGTTGTCTATAGCTTGCGATAAAATATCATCATTTACGCCTGCCATAATTATCCGCAAATTGCCATAAACTTCAATTAACATCCTTAAATCTTCTTCACTTAAACGGTTCGGATAGACATTTAGATTTTCAATCGTTGTTTTAATATCGTTATAATCTGTTCTTAATAACAGATCTTTAATTATTTTTTTAACCTCTTTTTTTGCAAAATCTATAATAACGTCACTTAATTGCGCTACAAAATCATCTGATAATTTAATATCTTTCATTTGTCTCTCCTCGTAATTTGTAGCGGGAGAGGGATTTGAACCCTCGACCTTCAGGTTATGAGCCTGCTGAGCTACCGCTGCTCCATCCCGCGATATATTATTCTTTTTTATAGCCCTTTTTACCCAGATCTGCTAAAAAATTAAAAAACTCAACGGAAGTGACTTTGTTATCTCCATCAATATCATATTGAGGCGCGACCTGTCCCAGATACGCGAGAATAATAAAAAAATCTTTACTGTCAACCGAAAGATCCTTATTGATGTCGCCCGGATAATATTCTTTTGTCTCTGCCGCCAAAAATACTTCTTGACTATATCCGGATTCGTTATTGGCTGTATCATATGCGGTTACTGCAAAATAATATTTTTTATTTGGATCTGTTAACAATGCCCTTTGGTTATATTTCGTTTCTATCCTATATTGATAATCGCCAGATCCATGGCCATAATAAACCATATATCCGGCAAGATCATTTTCAGTATTAGGATCCCATTTTATAGTTATTTCGCGTGTATCGTTTGATATAATTGCACCTGTGTTTCGATATGTAAGTGCAATTTTATCAATATACAAATTTCTGTCTTGATACTGTCCGGATCCCAAATACGCCGCATTATCAAATCGGAAAGCGATTTTCTTTGAATTAACTCCCTCAATCGTTTGAAAGAAATTTTCAAAAATCGTCGAGTTTATTTTCATTTTGGCGATTTGATTGTCAAACTCAATTGCTAAAATTGCCGATTCGTTTGGCATTGAGTCCTGTTTTGCAATTACTTCGATATCTATTGCATAAACAGAATCCTGATGAAACGGAAGATCAAATATAATAGCCGCTTTTTGATTTAGAAGTGCGGAATAATAGACATAATCCCGGACATCGTTCTCAATTGTCACTTGATTTGACGGTAAATCAATTTTAATTTCTTCGCTGTATAAGCTTGTAATCCAAAGAATAAATATTAATGCCAATACTAATAATAAAAATTTAATTAGATCCCTATTTTTATGAAATTTATAATGCTCCATTCGACACCTCTATCTTTACGCCCGTTGGTATTGCCGGCGGGATAATATCCTTTTCTTCTTGCGGTTCTGTTGCGCTCTCATCTATTTGAAATATTCGAGGATTGCTTGTATTGCAAACGCCCCACTGATCTATCATCCAAAAATATAATAAATAATGCCCTGTATTGCTGGGGACACTTGTGAGATCTTGTTCAAAAATAACACCCTGATAATCGTAATAATCCCTGAAGGTTTCGGCTTCAGTCATAACACGACCGCCGCCTTCTGAATATATTGGATGGTTTCCATGGCTTTCAATGCACCAAAGAAACAATCCTTTTTGGAGATCCTGAAACCCGTTTGGATCATAAGATCGATCCGTTCTAAATTTAACCGTTTTACTATTTATTATATATGGATCTCCGTATTTACCCGCCCCACTTACAACATTGAGAATGTCAATAACTTCAACCGGTTTTTGATTATTTGCCGGTGGTGTGTAAGGTTGTGTATAGTTATTGATGGGAGGAGTCTCAACGTAGACGTGCATATAGTATTTTTCAAAATCTTGGATGTAATATCCAGATCCTGGATTTATATCTACACGAATATAAAACCAACCGGGAAGGTTAACGGTATGAGAGAACGGGTACTTAACCGCCTGATTATACGAAAGATCTTTTACTTCATACATAATTGAACAATTACGGTTCCCGTCCATGTGCATATTTGGGTAATAGAGACAATCCTCTTTATTTTCGCCACTAATATCAAGTTTAAAATCGATCCTGTTTGTATGTAGTACATACGGATCGCCATACGTTCCCGATCCTCTGGCGATGGGAGACATAATTATTACACGTGCCTCGACTCCAAATATACTTGAAATAGAAATTGATACCAAAATTAAAGCAATAAATAATATTTTAATATTTTTCATTTAAAAAATCCTTGCCAAAATAAAAATGACCAGGGACGGGGGACCCTGGCCATTGTACGAGGAAAAAATGTTTTTAAAACCACAAAGAGAACTATGACGATAAGAGGGATAATATAATGAATTGTCGTTGTAATCTCTGTATGCGCTACCTGTTCTCATTACATTACCCTTTGAGTTGCACAACAAGGAGTAAGTCAGTTCAAAAAGCATTATCGTCCATGCAATATAAAAAATAACTTTCATTAAGTCAAGAATATTTATGTTTTATTTAAATTATTTTTTGCCTGCAAACCTGTCAAACTCTTTATATTTTTATATTTATTATACTTATGTCGTATTATTTATTTTACTGTTTTATATATTTTTTTTTATTTTTTTTTATTTTTTGCTTGACTTTTTCAAATAAAATGTTTATATTAATAATAGATAAAGGGAATAATAAAACAAACCAAACGAGGTGAAAAAATGAAAACATCAAAATTTC